CTTCAGGTACTGGCAGCGGTAAGTCTACTGTAATTAAAGAGATAGCTCTTGATTTACTTGATAAGACTGATAGTAAAGTAGGACTTATATCTCTCGAAGAAAGTATCGGTGATACTGCAGAGAAGTTTATAGCTATGTCTCTTCAGAGATCTCCGATGGATATCAAAGGTATTAAAGATGAAGAACTACGCAAAGGATTTGATACTATATTTAAAGATGAAAGGCTTGTTCTTCTTGACCATCAAGGATCTTGCTCTGATACTTCACTGTTAGATAAGATCGAGTACATGGCTCTCATGGGCTGTAAGTATTTAGTACTAGATCACATCACCATTGCTGTATCTGAAGGTTCTGAAGGACGTAGTGGTAACGAAGCAATAGATAAATTGATGAGTGATTTACTTAAGATTGTAAAGAAACATGACATATGGCTAGGTCTTATATCACACTTAAGAAAAGCACAAGGTGATAAGAAATCATTCGAAGAAGGTAACATAGCTTCTATCGATGACATCAAAGGCAGTGGCTCTATCAAACAAATATCATTTGATATTATAGCATTTGCTAGAAACTTAATAGCAGACGACGATATTAAAAGAAATACAATAGAATTTACAGTGCTTAAGTCTAGGTTTACAGGTCACACAGGTAAGGCTGGTCATGCAACATATAATCCTAATACAGGTAGACTTAGTTTAGGCTATACTGAAGAGGGGTTCACAGCTATATAATGCCAGATAAAAATAAACTAGACCAGTTATTCATGGACATTACTAATAAGATATCTAATATGTCTCATGATAACGGTACAAAAGTAGGTGCTATCATTGTTAAAGATGGTAACATATTAAGTATGGGTTACAATGGCATGCCTTCGGGCATGTCTAATAACTGTAAAGATAAACACGGTGTAACTAATAAAGAAGTTATACACGCAGAGGCTAACGCCATCTGTAAGCTAGCACAAAGTACAAGCTCGTCTAAAGGTGCCACACTATACTGCACGTACTCACCTTGTATTGAATGTGCTAAACTAATACTGCAAAGCGGTATTGAGAGAGTAATATATGCTAACGATTATCGCGATGTAAACGGTAGAATATTACTAGACGATCAAATTAAAATAGGTAAGGTACAATATGCAGGATCAACTTCATTATATACAGGAGAAGATACGTAAAGCTAAAGCTCATATAGCTTGTAGTCTACTAAAGATGTCTACTAGTGCAGACTTACAAGCCTACCTTGTGTTTAGTATGGATACTATTCAACAACACTTCTCACGTAACAGTATACGCGGTAACAAATCATATCAAGGTGAAGCTAATCTAACTCACTTAAGTACTACTATAGGTACATATATTCTTGATGATATAAATTATTATCATGATGACCTACCACCTTGGGAATGGTTTAAACTACGTGTAATGATGGGTGATTTAATGTTAGAAGGATTCTATCAAACACACCAGATAAATATAGGTAAGAATAAGAATGAAGAGTTCGTACCAATGGAAAGTCTGGATCGTAGTCTTAAAAGAAGTCGTACACATTACATAGTAGTTCCAGAGTTATGGAATCTAGATGTACCTGAAGGTAGTAAAGATCTACTGATAGGTACTGATTTCACTAGACCTCTAGACATAGATGATATCATGCAGCCTACTGGCAGACCTGTTATAAAAGGTTGGACAGAACAAAGAACTGCTGAGTTTAAATACTATATGCGTAGAGATTTCATTCAGAGTATGAATGTATTACAACAAACTCCTTGGAAAATTAATACCCAAGTTCGTGATATACTACATCGTAATCGCGATAAAATATTAAATCAACATAAGAAATTTCCAAAGAAATATAAGTCAAAGATTATAGAATTTGATTTAACTATGGCTCGTTCAGATTTAATAGATGATAGAACTTTCTATCAATATACTGAAGCAGACTATCGTGGACGTATATACTACACTACACCATTCTTAAACTTTCAAAGTAATGATATAGCTAGAGGTCAGATGCTATTCTCTAATGGAAAGCTTATGACAGCAGCAGGTATAAGAAGATTATACATACATATAGCTTGCTGCTACAACGAAACATATCATAAGGATAGTTTACCAGAGTGGCTAACGACAGACTATAAGCCATACCTTGAGGACGAGGGACTAGAAGATATATCAGTAGATAAGATGACGCTAGACGATCGCGAGGCGTGGACAGAGAATAACTTAAGACGTATACTAGACATAGCTTACAACCAGACAATAGACTTAACTGCCGAGAAACCTATAACATTTCTTGCTTGTGCATTAGAAATATACGATGCAACATCAACTGATGAACCTTGGTACACACATCTACCTATACCTATTGATGGTAGTAATAACGGATGGCAACATCTATGCGCTATGTCTAAAGATAAAGAAGCTGCTGAACTTGTGGGTATTGTACCTCAGAAAATACAAAAAGATTTCTATGTACAATGCGCTAAGAATTTAATCAGTAGAGTACCTGAATGGTTTGAAGAAAGGCAGATGCCTATGAAACATATCCGTAAAGGTATTGCTAAACGTGGATCTATGACTCGTGCTTATAGCGCAGGTGCTAAGAAGATTGCAGAGAATATGTATCTTGATTGTCACGTAGAAGGATACTTAGAACGATACAACATTACTAAAGATGATTGTCAACTGCTAGCTAAGCATTTAGTAAAAGCAATTGATGATGTATGTGCTGGTCCGCTACAGACTATGAAGTTTCTACAGAAGATAGCTGAAGCAGAGATTGCTTCTGACTTTGCTAAAGAAACTAAACAAAAATCTATAAGATGGAAAACACCTAGTGGATTCCCAGTTATATATGAAGCATTCATAGATAATGAATTCAAAGAGAAGGCTATCATAAGCTGCAGTCAAAGAGAAATTAAACCTGTTATTAGAAAAGAGGACGGAACAGAAGAAGTAACAGATACTATACGCATACAACATGTTGGCAAAGAGAATACAGACAAACCTAAAATCAAATCATTTATGTCTGGTATATCTCCTAACTTTGTGCACTCAATGGATGCTGCGCATATGGCTAACGTAATACAACAATGGGATGGAGACTTCGGTGCTATCCATGATTCATTCAGCGTACACGCATGTGATGTTGATGAGTTACTGCAGATAATCAAAGATGAGTTCATACATATGTACGATCATAGAAATTACTTTACTATTATTGAACGTATGATTATTACAAACTCAGATAATTTTAACTATACACAACCAAGGACAGGATCTTTGGAGATAAGAGAGGTGCAAGACAGTGAATACTTCTTCGCGTAAAGGAATACTACCAGTAAGACTAGGTATAGAGCCAGATAATAAAACAGCGTTAAGTGAATTAAAAATGGATCCGACTTTGGCAGACACAATGACTGATAGAGAATTAGATTTATTAATAATTGATAACGAATACAATAGAATAATAGATTACTATAACAGTGAGGGTAAGGACGGTAAGCAACCTGCTGGTATATGGAAAGCTCACGCCATGAAACAAATGAAAGAAAATTAAAGGATTATAAATGGAACTGTATATGCCTAGCTGGTGGGAATTGTGGTTGTTAATAGCTATCACACTTAATACTATAATTAATACAATAGTTTTCTTTCAAGGTAGAAAATTTAAGAAATAAAAAAGCCCCTAAGAATACCGTAATGGTACTCTTAGGGGCAATTTTTTTATCCAATATTTTGAGACGTAAACTTTTGTCTATCTACTTCTTTAAATATCTTAGCTTTATTAGCATTAGTAACTCTTGATAGTTGAGCATTTCTAGAACTTAAATTAATATGATCGTTAATTATCTTAGTTATTTCATATATCTCTCTGTTAGTTAAAGATTTTGAATACAGCGGACTAGGTATACCAGCCTTCTTTATAGCATTTAATATAGACTTTCTTTTTTCGTAAGCCATTAATCCTGTACGATCTTTATAAGCTTCAGTAGTTTCAGGTTGTCTAAGTTTTACTAGCTTTGCGTCTGATCCTATACCTTGTATCGCTTTACCCATAGGAGGCACGCTTTGAGATCTTGATATAGCATCAGTAAGATATATGTCTTTGCCAAGAGTTCCATCCTTTTTAACTACTGTAGTAAATAAGTAAGCAAGACCTTTATGCTCACCCTCTCCTCTTCTAGCAGCTTCCCAATTAACTTTTACATTAGCATTAGCTCCTGTCATCTTAGCTTTATAATCTTTTAAAGCTTTAGAATACCATTCATCAGTAACTGAAGTAAGATAACTATGATCTCTTATACTATCAGCCCAATTTTTATTAGACTCTCTACGTACAGCTTCATAAGAACCAAGATCAGTAACAAAAGCATCAAATATAGGAAGCATAAATGCTCCTTTAGCTCTGTTCTGTTTAGCTTCTTCAGATATTCTTTTCCAAGAAGCTCCTGTACCTGTGCGAGCAACCATATTTCCATCGTAAGCTTGAACACCAATAGCTTGTATTCTACCTCCGAAACCGCCAGGACCTAGATCTTCGCGTATAGCAGAGCCAGATACTTTAGAACCGTAGAACTGAGTCGTTATGTTTTGTACTTGACCTGTATCTTCTTCAGGACTGATCTTATAATTATATGATTTATCAATAAAGCTTTCTTTACCTGCTGCATAAGATTTAAAACCCATAGCATTAGTAAATACTAGTGGTATGTCTGTCATCTGAGCATACAGTGCATTAGCTTTCATAACTTTACCAGCAGCTATAACGTGATTACTTAAGATATTAAATATAGAATCAACAAGCATTGTATGTAAGAATAACAAAGCCGCAGGTTGAGAAATTCCATGCTGATTAATTAACATCTGTATTTGTTCAGAAGATTTACCTGTATCTATAACTTCTTTTACATGTTGCTTAAGTGATTCAATCTCTTGCCCATATCCCATAGTCATAGGAGATTTTTTAAGGAAGATATTCCTATCACCAATAGCTAATTCAAGTAGTTGTTTATATACTCCTTGCTGATGTTCTGGATATAGTGTACCTTGAAATTCACTAAACTTAGATAACATATCTGTACCCATAGCATCGCGTAAATCTGGTAAGTCTGTAGCATAGTAGTCTTGATCTCTTAGTAAACCAGCACGCTGTGCCATTTCATAAACACCAATCAATGCAGCATTAGTAGCAGGACCGTGCGTACGGCCATCAATTTCTACAGTTATAGATGTAGAAAACTGTGAATTATTAGCTGCAGCTTTTTCATATTTAGCTAGATCCATATAATAATCAGCATACATAGGAGCTTCTTTATCATGACTTGCTAGATCCTTCTTAAGATCAGAGAATTCAGATAGAGGATCTATAGAATACAAGTTACTATTACTAATATCTTGTTTAATAGCATTGATCTCTTGTAAAGACTTAGCATTACTTAATCTTTGTATATTCTCTTTAGCCTTAGTAACATTGAAATTACTCTCAGCATTAATTAAAGCTTGACCAAAAGTAACTGCCTTCCAATAAGAAGAAGATTTATTTCTTCTTTGCTCTTCAAATATTCTCAGGCGTTGTGTTGTAGACAGTTTATCTATAGTCTTAGCATCAGGATCCGCTGCTACTAGAGGATCTGTCAATATCCTTGCAGCTATTATCTCCTTCCAATTAGTTTCTAATTTACTACTAGATCTAGGTTTAAATGTGAACACGTTACCACTACCAACAACACTACGTATTATCTTATGTGATTGTGGATTATATAACGTTTGTTGAACATGAGTACGACCTGTTAAAGCTTGCACAGCATAAGTAATGTAGTTAACTTTATCACCGTACCTAGATATAGCTCCTATTAAATTAAACATTTGCTCTCGTTCTTGTTGAACTATTTGCATAGGATCATATTTAGATATGACATCATCTAATGCTAAGATTCTATCAGCGTTAGCTTCAGGATCAGCCATGAGATCAGCTAGTTCAACTTCATAAGCTCTCTTCTGTTGCTCTGCTTTTCTTATTCTTTTCTCACCTACTTCAAACATATCTGCATAGTAATTACTTCCGTTATCAGTATTACCATTAAAGTTTTGTAAGGCTTGCATAGCAAACATTAAAGATAATGCTTCTCTATTAGGATCACTGATAAGACCTATGCTGTTATAGTTTCTAACTGATTGCTCTATCAAAGACATATCGCCTAAATCTTTATCCATAACAGTAGTTCTTTTACGAGTATATCTTTGTCCTTCGTAAGCAAGCTGACCAGTTGGTTGATTCTGAGGAGGTACTTCTTTATTTGCAAACAAAGCTTTGAAGCTGTTGTTAAGAGTATTAAGATTACTTATACCTTCAGGAGTAAGAATAAAATCTACTTGTCCTTTATCAATACCTGTAGCTGACGCATCTCTATAAAGCATATTAGGATTAGCTGCGCTATACATTTCTTTACTTAAATCACCGAGTAAAGTAAAAGTTTCTTGAGAAATATTACCTGCATCTTGTACGTAAGTATCTGTAGGTACTCCATCCATTAAAGCTTTCTGTCTTCTCCAGGTTTCATAAACTTCTTTACCTAAGATAGCACTACCTTTAGACTTAGATATTTTCTTAGGTCTATATGCTTCAGGCTCAATGTTTTGAATTTCAATATCATTAGGTATAACTTCAAGACTATCGTCAACATCTGAACTAGAATCAGAAGATATTAAAGTATTATAAAGATAACTTTCTACAGATAAGGATAGAACTTTACCTAATTCTGGATCAACTCTAATTGCACCTGTAGCTTCGTCGTATTTACCAGCATCTAATATATCTGGATCAAATAACAAAGAAGTTAAATTAACTCCTGTGATCCCACCCTTTTTAGCAGGTACAAATTTATCCGGTGCAGCTTTACTTCGAGTAGCTTCATCAAAGCCTTCACTAATAATTTCACCTTGTTTGTATTCAGTTATAGAAGCATTAAGTCTTTCATTAATAGCTTGACCTGTATCCTGTGCTCTTTGTAATGCAGCATTCATAGGAGAAGTCTCTGCATAAGAAGAAGGTAGAAGCTCAGCCATGTTTAACTTTTCAGATAAAGCTGAAACTCTTTCACGTTTATATTGCTCTAACTCCTGGTCATTCATATCAATAGGATCAACTGGATCAGGAGTTGTAAGTGTATCTCCAACAATATCTGTTCTACCTTCATCTAACACAGTATCGATTTCGCTTGTTGGTTGTGTTTCAATTACAGGTTCAGTATCAATAACCTCTGTAGCTGTAGGCACAAAGTCATATAGTCTACTTCTCATTTCATCGACAGCGTTTACAACAGGTGTTACACCTGGTGCTACGCTACCTCCGCCTTTACCACCTTTTCCTGCCATTAGTTATACTCCTTCTTTTTAGGTTTAATCGGTTCGGATTTACCGAATATACCTTCAGCAATATTCCTATTAAGTCTATTAAATGGTCCGACAAGTGGAGCAGTTTTTAGAAATGCATACAAACCTTTATCAGGTTGACCTTGTATTATTTTTCCTGCGCCAGAATATACACGAGATACATTAGATAATCCTGCTGCTTCTCCAGATAAAGTATTGAAGAACCATTCTGCTGGATTATCTGATGACTTTTCATAGATAGGATACACAAAGTTAAGAACTCTTTCACCAGTACCTAATAATCCTGATGCACCTATACCTCTTTGTATTTTCTCTACAGGATCTAAGTAAGGAGTCGGTTCTCCATATTTAAGTAAATCTTTTAGATACTGAGATAAGAATCCTAAGAATATCATAGTTGTCATAACAGCAAATGCATTATACTTAAGTGATGGGTTACCACGTTTAACGTACTCACCCCACATCTTAGGTATTTGATTAGCTGTAAATGTAGATATAAAACCTTGGAACTGAGTGAACAAAGCAAGATGCTGGTTCTGATAGAACAAAGGTCTGTTCGCTGTATTAGGAAGTGCAATAGCTATATTAACAAAATTAAACTCTGCGTCAAGCATCATAGTATCAAACTCTGCAGTTTGCTGAGGTGACCATGGACCTTGTTGCATGTTAAGATTAACAAGTAAATTTACATTTATACCTAAGTTTCTAAGAAGTTCTTCTGATTCTTGCACATCATTATTTTTAGGTACACCAGATTTTCTTTGATCTATTATAGTATCTAAATGATTCATAATATAATCATCTGCTATAGATGCACGTATGCTACGCGTATAATCTGTCCATTGTTGCAGACCTATTACTCTAAAATACTTATCTAATAAACGTCTTGATCCATGAGTAGTTTCTGTAGCACCGGTTGTTTGTGCTGCGCCTACGTCCCAATCAAAGAAGCCGAGAGCTTTTATTCTAGCTTGTCTTTTTTCTTTGCTTAACTGTCTGTTAGTAGAGTTCCATCTTGGGTCAGTCATAGTAGACCACATAGCTTGCGCTGCTTCTTTAGATGCGTTACGTATCTCTTTAAATATTATATCTGGAGGTATGCTAACTGTTGTAATAGCTAATTCAACAAATGAAGATATAGTTGCTAAAGGTAAACCAGCTACAGTAGTCCATACTCCTATATTTTTCTGTATCTTAGAAAGACTAGAAGTTTTAATACGTTTATAGTTACCTGATTCAGCGTTTAAATAGTCTTGCATTTGTCTTGCTATTCTATTTACTTCCTCTTCAGGTACACCTTCTTTTACAGCATTGTTTAAATGGAAAGCAATTTTCTCATTACCGTCACCTAAAAATTCCTGGTATGTAATGAATCTTGAAGCTGACTTAGACGCGTTAGATATATTAATAAAGGCGTCAGTCTCCATAAACTCTAAGAATTCTTTTCTCTCTGATAAACCTAGCGTACGTCCTCTATGAGAGGCAGGTATAAATTTACCTTCACCTACATTAAAGTCTTGCTCACTGCTTAAAGTATCTTGATTGAGAATATTATCAGTTAGTGTTGTAGCATCAGACTTACTCATTTTAAATGTAGTCATAAGTCTTTGTATAAACTTTGCTCTGTTCTTTTCAATAGCAGCTTTATTAAATGATTTGTATTTCATTAGATAATTCTTAAGCTTGCCAACGTTAAAGGCTTTACCATTAGACTTAGCAGCTTTTTCTTGATCTGCGTATAGCTTTTCACCAAGCATAGTTACATCACTGTAGTACTGTCGTAACCAAGTCTCATGAACTTTTAAATCAGCAGGTAAAGTATCCCATTTTATATCGCTACCTGTTTTATCTCCTAACCACATTCCAAAAGAAGTAACTATGGCAGATATACCCGCTTGATCTACTGTTTTGAATCCAGCTTTCTGTGCGTATTCTGCAGGACTAGAAACTAAATTGCGATACTGAGTTAACAAATGTTTCTTTCTATTTTCAAAGTTAACACCGGAAAACGTACGCTGTAAGTTTGCTCCGAACATATCAGCAAGTTTACGTAATGAACGAGACTTTTCTTGTAGAGTATCTGAGAATATAAAACGAGTAGATCCTCTCCATAAAGCGGGCACAGATTCCCATGCTCGTTTAACTCTTTGCCAAGTATCCATCTCTTTATCAGATGCTGAGCTTTCATTACTACGTTCACTTAAAGATTTATTAGACGCATCAATATCTTTTACATTATATTTAGCCTCTATTGCAGAAGCTTGCTCAAGTCTTGATACATAATCACTATCAGTTTCTGGTGCAATTGACATAGTACCATCTGCTAATATAACACCTCCACTTTTTCTTTGTGGAAGTCTTAAAAAGTCTATTTTCTTTTGATCTCTTTTAGATATAGGTTTAGCTTTAGTACTTTTAAATATATCAATACCTGTTTCTTCATTAAGATCTTGTATAGTAGGTATATAACCATTCTCATTAAGCTCTGCTTCTGCTTGAGCTCCAGCTCTTGATAGTTTATTTGGATCCGCTTCAGCTTGTCTCACAGCTATATCAGTCCAAGCTCCTACGTCAATCGCTGTTCCTGGTATAGAAAATCCTGCACCAAGAGTACCACCAGCTATAGTAGCATTAAGTAATCTATTTTGTAATTCAACAGCATCAAATACTTTATCACTACCTACTACAGCAGCCATATAAGCCGTTGCTTCTTGCATAGCCTCAGTAACACCCTCTGTTGCTGCTCCTCTGCCTCCTCTCTGAGTAAGAGAGCGTAGTATATTACGAGCTTTAAGTTGTTCTTTAGCTACAGTTGCAGCAGCTCCTGTTAGTAACGCCGCTTCTTTTCTAGTAGCTTGAGCTACAGCACGACGAGCTTGGTCTATAGTTAATGTATTTCCAGGTTTAGCTAGTAAACCTTTAGCTGCTTTCTCAGCAACTTCTTTAGACATTAGAGTACCTGTAATACCTTTTAAACCTAGTCTATCTAATACGGCCTGAGTTATACCAGCAGCAACAGCAAGTGTAGAACTTTTATTATCACCTTCCATCTCATTCCAAGTTTGACCTGTATACATTGCTACTATCGGTAGCATAGATGCGCCGTAAGTAGGAGCAGCCAACGCTGTACCGACCATAGTTGCTCCCATATAAGGCAGAGATACTACAGCATTGTTACCTAAGAATTCAAAGAATTCTCCAATATTTTTTATATCCCAGTCATTACCCACAGTATTACCATCTGCATCTAGCTCAGGTTTCAAAGCACTTAATTTTATTTGAGGAGAATCTTCTAGCTTAGCTCGCAGTCTAGTTATATTCTGCTCTCCGTAGTTTTCCATCCAGTCAAAACCAGTTTTCTCACCAAGCATATCTGCAATACCGTACAGACCTTCCATAGCTCCAGTTGTTCCAACGTCCCATGCTGTGCTTAAAGGATGCTTAGAGTCATTCATCAGGTCTCTATCGTTACTACGTATGTCTACTATATCTGTAGAATATGTTTTAGCTAAACGCTTGCGTGCTTCGTATACCTCTATTGACTCACCTGGTTGACGCTCAGAAAATAAGCTACCTAATTGTTTCTCATTAAGAGCTACTTTCTTTACTAGATCACTATAATCTCCTGACTCTGCATCAGTAGCTCTCTTAATTAAGTTAGCACCTACTTCCCAATCAGTCATAGTTTCTGCATATGGTGATTTACTTCTACTCAATTCACCAAAAGCTTCTGCTTCTATATCGCTATCAGAGCTATAGATATTTGTTGAGGCTAAACCTTCAGCTACTAGCGTTGATGTAAAATCAGTACCATATTTATCTGTTAGTCTAACCATTTGTCGACTTCCAGTAGTATCCATCTTAGGACTACCGTCTTCGTTAGTAAGGTAAACTACTTTTGTAAAACCTTTTTCATTAGCTAATCTAGGTATTATCTCATTAGTCATTGCACCACCAGCGGTACCTTCAGTTACAGTACCGTCTGGTAATACTCTGGATATTTCAGCTGCTTCTAATCCTTCAATACGAAGTAGCTTATCATCAGGACTTATTAAAGTATCGGGATCAGAGAAAATGAAACCACCACTATCTTTTAAAGTACGATCTGGTAATTCAAAATTCTTTAAACGACTAGTTCCCATTATATAACTCCTTTTATTTAGTAGATTTCTTAGTTGGTGTAGGTCCTAAGCCAGACAATTCTCTACGTAACCAAGCCATAAATATAGATTCACCTGGTTTAGTATTATTTGTTACTGTTTTATTTATATATTCTGGATTATCTAACATATCTTGATTGAACAAGGCTATGGCATTCTTGTATTTAAGATCAAGTTGAGATCTACCTTCAAATGTTTTCCATGTTGATATAGGAGATTTACCACTCTTCATGAACTGTTCATTTAATGCTTTTATACGATCATCATTAGGAGTCTTTCCATCTAACGGATCAAACAAATTACCTCCTCTATTAGCAGTCTGACGTACTAAAGCGGCATCTAAGAATACTTTAATATCACCAGGTTCTTTCTCAGGGTTAGCTCGCATATAAGATATCATATTCTCATAAGCAATTTTACTAACACTACCAAGATTAGCTGCATCGAAACCGTAACTCATAGCCCACTCAGCAGTTTGACCAGCCATAGTTTTCGAACCAGCTGTAAGTCTTGTAGCAGGATGTGTGTCATCTTTGACATCGTTCTTTATCCATTCATCAAGTTGACCTTCAATTAAATCTGTATTAGTTTTAAGTAATGACGAGTAACCTTTAGATCCTTTAACACGTGAGTCATCTGTTGTCCAGTCCATATTCATAGGCTGCATATAGCCTGGTTTATTTTTGTCATATGGATTAAGTGTATAGTATTGCTGCTTGACGCCATCAGCTCCAGTCATTTCTACTTTTATTGCCATGTCACGTTTGTTAAGCTTAGGATTATAAAATTCTTTTCTATCACCTTTTAACGCATAGCTACTACCAGTTTTAATAGATTTTAAGTCACTTAAATTTCTAGACTTTTTATATTTCTCAATAGAAGCTGGCGTATACAGTTTAGCTGCAATAGCTTTCTCAACATTCTTAGCATGAGACGCATCTTTATTTTCCATACGTTTAAGATAGTACTTACCAGACCAAGCTAGTGAACCGTTATGTGAAGCTCCCATAGCACGAGAGCCTAGATACAAAACAGCCATACGTGCTAGCTCTTCAGTGTCAAATAGATTACCAAAGTATTTACTAAGAAATGATTTAGTTTTTACAAACTTAGGATTTTTATTTTCTAATGCTTTCTTTACGACACCATCTAAATTAAAAGATTCTCCTAATCCTAATTCTGCATTACCTTTCTGTTCAACAGTATTTACGTCAAAGTTTTCAGCACTACCATCATCAAGACTATCTAATCTACTAGTAAGTGCACCTGAATTTGCTAACTGATCATCAGTTAATCCAAGACCTTCAGTATCTATTATATCATTAGCTGCGGGACCTATATTTACTCCCTTCTTTAGATAATTCTGTGTATCTATTTTAGCCGGATCTATATTCTGCCTTTTTGCCCAATCTTCAAATGAAGGGAAGTCAGCAATGCCTAATCTATTAGCATTACGTTTAGCATCTTTATATTTTAACATTAACTTTTTAGTTTCTTTTTCTGCATCTTTTCGTCTTTTAGTTTCTCTATCTCGCCATCTTCTAGTTTCTGCAGTACCTGTCTGTGTTGCTTGACCTTTAACTATAGATATTTTTGAATTAATTTCACCTAAGACTTCAGTTGTTTCTTTAGAAACTTGACCGTTAAGTTTAATTTCGTCATTAGCTTTATTTGTTAATTCAGCTTTACGCTTATTAAGTTCTTCTAAGCTTGCAGCTGACGGTGGCTGATACTTTGAAAGTTTAATTTCAGAATCGTTACCTTTTTGAAAGTCAACAAATGCTTGCATTGTTTCAGTGTCAGCTACACGTCCATAGCTATCAGTAAGTACTCCCTTATCGTCTACTGTATATAACATATTTGTATCTTTACGGAAGATTACATCACCATTACTAACATTTTGTGGGACTTTTTCTGGTCCGTATACTTTAGAATTTATATCGTATGTATCTTCAATTAAATTACTATTAACAGTATTAATACCTCTGACTTCGCTTTCTGGTATATTGTAAAAATTATTACCAGTAATAGGAACTCGCTGACCTAAGCTATTTATCTGCGTTTGTCTTTGCATACCTGCTTTAGAATCTGCTTCATTAATAACATCTGATGTGCGCGCTTGTTCTGCATCATCATATGGATTACCAAATGCATCATAAAACGTAGGATCAATAGGTGCTACGTCTATCTTTGGAGGCATCGTATCTTTTGGAATATTCATAAACTCATCTGCAGATGGTACATCTCCTGGTACGCCTGTGTAATAATTTTTATTGAATGCATCTTCACGAGCTGAACTATTATTATAAGCAATTCGCAATGCTTCTGCTCTCTCACGTTTAAGTGCATCTATTTTCTCTGCGTATTTCATAGTTTGTAAACGATCCATACTTAATTTATCAACAGCTCCGAATCTTTCTTCTTGTGCCTCACGTAAACGCTCTGCTTCTTCTTTCTCAAGTTTATCTTTAATAGTATCTGCCATAGTTTCAAATGTAGGTGCATTAGAATAATTATAAGTTGGCGCTGATCCCGGCATAGGTATTCCGCTTCTGTAGTAATCTCTTACTTCATCACCAACAGCGTAGTACTGAGGTACTGGACCACCAGCTTGTCTATATATACTATCAAAGTATCCTTGATCTGCGTTGTAATAATCTATATATCTTTTGCGATAGTCTTTACGCAAATCCCTATAACCAGACACAGCATCACGAATAAAGTCTCCGGCCCTGTCGAGAAAACTAGGATCTTCAGTCGCAACCTCTTGTGCTGAATTTCGGGCCTCTAGTGTTGCTATATCTTTATCTATTTCCTTTAAAGATCTAATAGGTTTACCTAAAGTTTCTTGTGTTATTGCTGGATACATAGTTTCATCAGCAGCCATCGCTCCTGTTAAATCTATATCTCCGAATTCATTAGGAGCCATTGCTCCTGCTGGATCTACAGGTTCTCGAACAATAAAATCGTTTGCAAACTTTGCACGATTAGGTTGTAAGTCACCTTTATATTTTTCAAAATCTAATCCAAAAATATCAGCTGCTTCTCCTGGCGTTTTAGCCATATTGATTTTATTTCTAACTGCTCCATACTCATCTGTGTTATCCATTTCAGAAATCATAAAGTCAAGTTGAGTCTTAGCATCTAATGGACTTACATTGTTATCAGCTGCAAATTTTAAAAGATTGTTATTATCTGTATCGTATCTACCTCCAACTTCATATTGGAATAATCCTCTACCAGGGCCACCTGTATTTTGATTAGCCGCTGGATCAAAGTTACTTTCATGTTTAATATTTCCTAAAATACCTTTCGCAGCATTAGAAGTAAAACCTTTAGATATTAAATAAGCATATATTTCTTGAGGATCCATTGAACTACTTTCATAAGGAACAGTTTGTAATGATACTCTATCTGCTTCTCTACTATCTATAAGATTTTGCATAGCTTCATTATTTCTACGTACTGGCTGACCTGCAGCTGCATACATAGCTTCAGACGGATGGTTATGTGGCTCACCATTCTGCATCTTTCTTCCTTCATCATTAATATTCTTTAACAATGGTCCATACATATCAGTAGCTTCTTTGTTAATAACAAACTCACCGGGTGTCAGCCATGCAGGTACTGTGTCAGTTCCTTTAGGTTCTCCTGGATGGTTAGGCATACTCGTCATACCTGGTACTTCCATATCCGCTGATCCCTCAAAGAATTCAAAAGACTTACTATTACCATAACGATCTTTTGTTTCATACTTTTTAATCTGCATTACTTTCCTCCGGAATTACTATCAGTAGAGTTATCTCCATCATCTGATATAACATCTCCAAACTCATTCATATTTCTTGCGGCTATACGTGAAGGTACAGATTTTATTTTACCATTTGGTCCACCACCATCAGGTTCTACAATTCTACTTGATTGAAACTTACCTGCTCTACGATCTAATTCTTGCTTAAGTAACGGAGACATAGTATTTGTTTGAATAGATTCACCAGTAACAGAATCTGTTATAGAACTCATTGTACCACCAGGAGTCATTATACTAATATCCCCTCCTTTATAATTACCCTCATTATCATAAGTAATAGATGTATCAGAGTCAGCGCCCATTACTCCGAACCCTTCACTCATACGATTTGTTGGTATGATGTCACCAGCATTAGATCCAAATACACCTGATGTAGATTTAGGAGTACCTGCTCTTGATCCATCAAAGCCTATATCATATGGAGATACAGGTTTATTATTCATATATGCGTCACCAGTTTCATTAAAATTATCTTCCATAGAACTAGTATTAGTATTTATTCTACCCGCTATAGTATTCATAGGTGCATTTTCACCACGTAGTCTTGCAGTTCTAGCTTGTTCTTTTGTCATACCTGGATTTTCATCCATATATTTATACACTGAATTGTCGTAACTACCTAGCGCAGACTCTATCGGTCCCGTGTGGTTTCTTAATTTACCGTAACTATTTTTTAAAGTATTAAAACCTGTACCAGCATCTTTATATGAAGCTACAGCTCTACCTGTTATAGGGTCGTAAGCTCTTCCTGTAGAATCAAACACATTACCTTGTGCATCAGTTGTACCTTCATTACCGAATGTATCATTTTTACCTAATCCTAACGGACCTTTAAGAACACTCATACCAGGAAGTAAGCCTATTGGATTTGATTTACCTCGTTCATAACCTAAGTTAGCTGCTGCATCTTGTCTCGGAGTTGTCTGACCTGTCGGTGTATTATATCTAGGTACAGAATTCATATCTCTAAAACCTAGCCCCATAGTTTGAGGATTATTAATTGAAGTCACCATAGGTTATCCTCCTTTAGATGCTAATGGTCCGTGATAGTTTAGCTCAATCTCTTCTGATACTTTACCACCGTGTTGTTTATATCTAACTTTAGAAACATTAGTCATCATAGGAGATAAAGGTCCGCCTACCATACCGCCGTTATTGAAAAACAGTTTTTTAAATAAAGGTTTAAGAGCTCCTTCATATATACCAGTAGCTGCTACGCCGCCTACAGGTCCCGCCGCAGATGTACCAATCATTTTAGCAGTACCTCCGACAAGAGCATCAGTTGCCATCTGCATACCTATCTCTGCACCTTTATCTATAGCTAATTCTTTAAGTAAATTAGGCTGGTCAGGACTTGACGGGCTAGTAGGATATCTTATCTGTGGTTGTGGCTGAACCATAAGTGGATCTTGTTCAATACCTCTCATATCAACGCCCATTTATTTACCTCCACCTGTTTCTGTTCTAGTCTGAGGTGCATTACCTAAGTAACCAAAGTATCTACTTGCAGCTTTATGAGGTGCGTCTTTTTTCTCTTGCTCAAAAGATCTATATTGATTACCAGCTTCACCCATTGCTGCCAATCCTCTAGCTGTAGTTTCTTGTCGATCTTTCATATTACGGAATGATTGATCTGCAATAGCAGAAGCCATAGCTCTATCGTTACGTGCTGAGCCTAAGCCACCACCGAAAGATGCTGCACCACTTGCTGAACCTATCATATTACGCATATCGCGATTGTTAGCCGCAGTCATATCGTATTTGCCTCTACCTAATATAGCATCTCTTGATTCACCTTCTCCACGTAGTAACGCTTCTTTTTGAAGTCGATCCATATCAGCTATAGTAGCATCAGGATTAGCTACATCAGCTGTATATTTATCTGTAACGTCACTAAGTACTTTCTCTAAATACGGTTTAAACTCTTCATCTATACCAGTACTAACTGTCTTTGTTCCACCGCCACTACCCATGTTGCTCAACCTCCTTTTTATTCTTATCCATATTAATTTCTCCATGAACTGAAAAGTAAAGCTCAGCTCCATATTTTACATTTAATAGCTTAGCATATTGATGTGAGTTGTGTTCAGATCGTATTGAATCAGCACGCCATCTAGTTCCACCATGAGTTTTAGTATGTGCTATCATAGCATCAAACAATTTAGTAACAGTAAACGGAGTGCTTAAACTCTCATCCATAATACAATCTTTTACGTCCATTGTAGTAACACCGTTATAGTAACTGTTAAAAGTTGTAGCTAAAAGAAATCCTATTAGCTTGTTATCTTTATATTCACCAACAGCAAAATAATTTGGATCACCGTCTTTTTGTTTCTTAACTATATCTAAGAAAAAGGCTATCCATGTTGCTTCATTTCTTTTATATCCAACAGCATTATGCTTTGCTACATTTTTATTCATAAGTTTTATTACTTCGAATACACTATTGTCCTCAATAGGTTTTATCATTTTTCATCTATCCTTACTTTTAAATCTGCAAAGTTTGTTGCACTTCTAATATCCTGTAATAACTTTAAGTTTTGTTCTTGAAGAATATTAACTTCTCTAACTAATTCAAATAGAGTGTAGTCTAAAGCAGAATCGTTAGTAAGCGGCGCATTAAGAATTGCCATTACTTAGCTCCTCCTTTAGTAACACGTAGTTGTAAACCGGATACATTCCAAGCTCTAGTATTACTACCTGTATAACCAGCTGATGTACTAGCTGCTGCATCATCGATACGATAGTTTAAGAATCTACCTGTACTTCTTAAGTCAGTTTTATATGAACTACCAACTACAAAATCGTTTACAGTTAACTTATTTCTACGTGCATCAGTTTGTGTATCATCTTCTGCAGTCGTGAGATAAGGTAATTCACCTGGGTTATTAGTTGCTCGAGCTCGCACTTGTAAAGTAGCTCTTTGAGGAGTACCACCTACAGTCGCAATCGTTCCACCATCTGCCCATAAGGCTAAGCTACCTAAAGTTTCAGTATCAAAGTTAGGAGTAATAGACATTTGTTCTCGTTCAGCATATGATATATAAGCTGTACCACCAAAGTCATATCCTAAGTCAGCAGCTCGTAACCTGTTAAACAACACACCACTCACATACCCACTCTGTGCGAATATAGGAAATATCTCATTAGGATTAACTTGAGTATCTGCCCATGATCTAACTATATCAAATGCAGTACTTATAGTAGTCCCAGTATTATCAAATGTGGGCGCTGTTGTCGCAACAGTATTACCAATAGCCACTGCTAATATTTGAGCTGTGGTCGGAGCTACTCTTGAAGCTACAACTTCTGTATTAGGAGATAAGCCTGTTACGTAGTTTGCTGCAATTCCAAATTGTCTAGGATTAATTAATATATTAGTAGGAGCTGATGTACTATCAGGTGTAAGCTCAAGAGCATCTTGTGTGCTAACATCTGTTAGGACTTTAAGTAAAGCTGTTTGAGTATCAGTAACTGTACCATTAGGTTTAGCTTGCTCTGAGGTATTAGTTCTATCTAAGTCTTTAGCAGGATCATAATATAAATTAAGATATGCTGCATCACTAGTTACACCTGAATCACCGTAAGTTGAATCGCTTATACCTGCGGTAAAGTCTGGATCAAGTAATCGACCAGGCCCTTCACCATAGTGTCTATCAAATATCACACTACTTCCAGATGCTGTATTAATAGTAATTGTAACACGAGTCATCTTAGAAAATATAGATGCTATACCTGCTGTAACAGTAATATTACCTGCTACAGAATTAGTAATTAATGGAGATACTAACGTACCTGTACGCGTATCACCTGGCGCAACTGAATAACTAAACTCACCTACAATATCATCTCGTGATACACTTGTAAAAGTTAATACAGCACCTGCTCTAACTACAGAGAAATGAGCTGTACTAGATGCGCTGGCATTCCATGCAGCTTGTAATGCTGTAGCAATTTCGGTTGCCGTAACAGAAGCAGTGCTTCCACCAGTATCAGGATCATAAGCAGGGTACGTACTAGTATTATCAAAGTTTACAGTTACTGCTGAACCAAGCGGAGGTGTCAACGTGATTGTATCTGTAGTACTAGCTGCTGCTACGCCTGCCCTAGTCTGAGCTTCTGTAAATGTAGAGCTAGCGAATCCTGCAGGTAATGCACCTATGCTTGTAATAGTTACATCAAAGTTTGATGATTGTAACCCTACCGCCGCAGCAGTAGCTGTTACTAATCCTGTACCTGTAGTAGTAGACCAGCTCGCATTACTGTTTATAATAGTACTGATTGCTGCTACAACTGTAGCACGTGTCTGAGTGCCTGTAAGTATTACTGAATCTGTAGTTGTACCGTCTGGAAATGATACTGTCATCAATGGTTGAGGCTGATTATTGTCAACACCTGTTGTAACAACTGAAACATTAGAAGTTAAGTTACCACCGAATGTAGTCTCTGTATATGAAGTACCACTATATGCAGTACTGAATGCTATTGTTAAAGCACCATAATTACCACCGTTTATAGCTGTAAATCGTATGACACCACCACTAGTATCTACAGAATATATAGCACTATTACTACCGTTAAACACAGTAATAGCTTGAAGCTTAGTAACAATATCCGCTTGAATCGCTGCTTGATTTGAAAGATTGATTGCTGTAAGTACTGTTTCGTCAATCGCCGCATGAACACCTGCCACAGCCGGAGCTGTAATTTGCATGGATATAGCAGGGCTAAGAGCGGCTGTTATACCATATACACCTACACCTGCTGTAGATGAGGCTATTGTTAAGTTACTTGTCGTCCCTCCTGATATTGCAAAAGTGGATGTAGTGAAAACTCTAGCCCCTGGTTGATCTGAGGTAAGTGTCAGTACGTTAGTAGACGCAGTTGCTGTGAAATCAGCAAAAGCGTTGTTATTATTTATATAATCTTTTACAGCTGCTACAAAAGTAGTCATATTAATTGTAGCGCCATCTGCTTGGTTTGTACCAAGTATAGTGATAGCTGGAAAACTTGCGTTACCTATAGATGCATCACCATTAATAACAGCACTTGCACCACCATCAAGATATGTAGAACCATCTCTATCATACGTAAACGTAGCTGCAGCAGGGAATGTAAGAGTATTTACTGCGTTAACTACATTTGGACCTGTCGTACCTGTAACGGTTAAGTCGACTACTTCAAGCACATCAGTTGTAAAGTTACTGAATGTACCAACCGCAACTGTTTTAATTGCTTTAGTACCTATTGTAGCTTTAGGTGTTGAACCATTTATAGTTACAGCTTGAGTTTCGCGTCTACCTACATTTGTATAACCAGCATTACCTGAATTACCTGTGATAGCTATCGTAGCTGTAGGGACACCTCCACCTTTAATAGGTCCTGTACCTCCGGATACTACATTATTAAGGTCTCTTATAGTCCATGTATTGTCTCTATAGTTCCATAGTAATGCTTCATCACACTCACCTCTGAACGAAGCTAGTGTAGGATAGCATACCCATATCTCATTCTCATGATGGTTAAGTAGTGTAAACATCTTAGCTTCATGTATAGGGTTTAAATTATTATAAAAGTATTCTCTTATCTTACCATCAGATAAAGATTGTATATTTCCTGGGTTACCTGAAAAAGTATAGAGATCATTGTTACCCACAACGAAATGTTTACCATCATATTCCATAACTGAGCCACGGCTTAAGCAACCATACTCATCAGTAACTGGACCGAACTGCACAGGTATATTAACATTACCTGTTAGTCTCATAACGTGTATACTATTTGTACTATAGATATACATGTTACCTTGTAATGATTTCATTTCAGTAATAACGTTTGTTTCAGATAATGTAAATTCATCAGCTGTACTAACGCCAGCTGCAAACGGATCCCAGTTATTAGGTACAGCGCCTGGCACTGCTACATCTGATGTCTTAACAACACCTGATAATCGTCTAACAACCTCGCCATTGGCACTACTTTTTTCTGTTAAGTCTCCAGCGACTAGTAAACTACCAAATGATTGTATAATACCTGCAGTTACATTAACAGGTACACGAGATTTTATTTTAACTATAACTTCATTACCATCAGCCATACCACCTATATAACATATAGTTGTATTAGTGGCTGCGTCATTATATAATTGAAAATTAGTAGCACCGACCGATGGCAGGCTCGTGTAAGCTGGTAAAGCACCTGGCACAAAGTTGGCTGTGTTTACAGTACCTGAACCTGCTGGCGTACCTACTTGTGCAGTTCTTGCAGCGGCTGCTACAGTAACTTCAACAGATGTATTTACAAAATCTACTTTTTGTCCTAAATCAAATGTTAGTATGTTACCTGTACTAAATGTATCTGTAATAACAGTAGAGTTAACATCATACCCATCCCAGCCAGGTAACTCAGCTAATACTAGATTAGCGATATTAGTATTACCTGGAGTATCTAATATATAATGTGGTCTGTCAATTCCATTATTAATAATAAAAGCAAATCCACCTGAGAATATAGTGTGCTGCCAGCCTGTAATAGTAAACGTAAATCCGTTTGTCATAGCAGCAGGTGTTATATCTCGCTTAGTTCCTGTGTGATCTTGCACATATATCTTTTGTCCAACAACTATATTAGCTCTAACATAGTCTACTACCCATATATAGTAGCAACCAGTAGGAGTTCTGTTAGGACTTTCCCATACAGCGAAGTATCTTACTTGTCCAAAAGTTTCGTTAGCTGGTACTAAATCTTCTGTGATGTCATTAAGTAATAACTCACCTGATATTTTTCTAACAGCACCGTCTTTAAATCTAACGTTACGTACATCTGTAAATACATTAGGACTTAATGCAACTGGAGGAGTATCAATGACCACTCCTTGTGATGCTATATCTGTAACAGAAATAATTTCTTCTGCCATGTCACTCCTCCGTTTTAAATATTAAGAACATTCTCTTTGTCCAGTTTGAGGGTCTATGAAGCACGCTTCGACTGGTCCCTCTTCTTTTGCCATTTCTACAGTTTCTTCTATAGTATTAAGTATGCCAAATCTTTTACCTGACATGCGGAATGTAGTGCAGCCTTTTGCCCCACCTTTCCATGCGTCAACATATACTTGTTTAAAGTCTTCATATGAGGTATCATCTCCAACGTTACATGTCTTTGAACATGCTGAGTCTACATAATGCTGTGCTAATAATAGAACAGCTAAGTGATCTTGTACCGATATATCGTTTGCTGATCGGCCTTTTACTCCACGTGCGTATGCATAATCCTCCACGTTTTCCGTTTTAGGACCATCAAACGTTTGAATAATGCGTTCATAAGCATGGCTAAAAGTTGGCTCAATACCACCACTAACATTATCAGCCACAAGGCTAATGGTACCAGTGGGAGCGATAGAAATAAGATGGCTATTGCGAATGCCATTTTCACGTATCTCCTTTTTTACAGACGCAGGTAAAGTGCGAATGAAGTTTGATTGTAAATATTCTTCCCTATAAAGTGGGAAACATCCCTTAATACCAGCTAGTTTTGCTGATGCTTTATAGCAGTTGTCTCGTAAACATGCAAATATTTTTTCAGCCCATACGAGGAACTCAGGAGACGCATAAGGCATCCCTAACATTTCCCCTGCATTAGCTAAGCCAGTAACGCCAAGCCCCATTCTACGCTTGTCTTTGGCTTCGTCAGACTGCTGCTTGAGTGGGTATATGGTTCTGTCTATAACATTATCCATAGCTTGCACTACAATCGGTATATCTTCTTTAAACTGTTTAAAATTAAATGTATTGTCGACTATATATTTGGTTAAATTAAACGAGCCTAAAAGGCACGCACCATAAGGTGGAAGCGGTTGCTCACCACATGGATTTGTAGCTACTATCTCTTCACAATAGAAAAGATTATTCATCTCACTTATACGGTCAATAAATAATACACCCGGTTCAGCCCAGTCCCAAGTCGATTCCATAACGGAGTCCCATAGTTCACGCGCTGATATTGTTTTGTATTCGATTCCCTCATAGCTGAGTTGAAAATCATCATTCCCGTCATTGGTTAAGGCCTCCATAAATTTGTCAGTGATACCTACACTAATATTAAAACCAGTAAGCTTATCAGAATTACGTTTAGCAGCAATGAATTCCTCAATGTCCGGGTGATCGATCCTGAGGACACCCATCTGCGCCCCACGTCTGTGTCCCGAGCTAGCGATGGTTTGACACACAGCATCAAAGATACCCATGAAGGATATAGGACCGCTAGACTGGCTATCGAGTGATTTAATTTTGTCGCCTCTTGGTCTGATCTTACTAAAATCATAACCAATGCCACCGCCTCTACGCATTGTTTCAGCTGCTTCACTTGCTTTCTCCATGATACTATGCATGCTATCTTCTATTGTACCTGATACAAAGCAGTTATATGCTGTGGTAATTCTATTAGATCCTACTGAAGATTGTACTCTACCTGCTGGTAGAAATCGCATTGTACCTAAAATATCTTCCAGACTATACTGATGCTCTTTGTCATCAGCCAAAGCTCTTGCTATTCTTTTTATTTTATCGTTAAAGCTTTCCCCTTTTTGCCTATACTTCATCTCATCGATCTCTTGTGATAGCGAAGTTACTGGTCCAGGATAGTCTATATTGTGCATGTTAATATTCCCCTATTAAATTTGATGTGCCTTCCTCTTATAGGAGACATTTAATAGGGAGTTTATTTACCTAGTAACGGATTAACAAGAGCTTTCTTTATCTTAGTATCTAGCTCTGATTTTAAACCATCAACAAATTTTCTATTCTCTCTTATCATGTTATCTATAAGCACTTGCGTCTCTGCAATCTTAGCATCTAATCTATCTACTACTTTATCTCTACGTTCTTCACTACTAGCTATAAGACCTCTAACTATAGTAACGTTATTAGAGCTTGCTTTAGTAATATCTTCAGATGATTGTCTATTACGATCGTCTTGTTTTGATAGTTTATCTTCTTGCTCTTCAATTAATTCTCTATTACGTTCATCTTGTTTAGCAAGTCTAGCTTCTTGTTTATCAATATCACTATTAACTTTATCTATAGATTTATCTAATACATCATTACTGTGTGCTATATCTTGATTCAAGTCCATACGTAAATCGTGTAAGTCTGTCTGCAGTTTAGCAGCAGTAGCTTTAATACTATTAACTTGCTCGCGTATAACAGCAGATGTAGCATCGTCTATATTTTTTAACGAGGTTAACTCAGTCTCAAGTATCTCTTGTACTGATATAAATTCTGCTTCAAGTAGTTCAAACTTACCCTCTGTCTTAACCATAAAATTATCTATGTGTGACAAATCAGGTGATACAAAGTTTGCAATCTTTTCTTCCATGGCGATATAACGTGTATACGCTTCAAAGCCTGCCCATAGCCCACCACCTATTGTACCAAGTAACGGTATAATAAGTAGCAGTTTGCTGCCGCCTACTTTTATTCCCTTATATTCTACTTCTGCCATAGCAAACTCCTTTATTTATATTGCAGATCTATTAGATCACTCATAGTTCCACCATCATCAACATACATTAAATATGCTGCGACGTTATTATCTGGGATATTACTATCTGGTAATACCTCGCTTGTAAAGAATCCTTCTATTTCTTTAAATTGCTTAGATACAAAAAAGCTTTTAGTATCAGCTATAACATTCATAATAATTAAAGTCTTTAACTGATTACCTGAATCATACCTACTTGCGTCGCCCATATCTTTAACAAGTTTACTGCCAGCTTTCTGCTTAGCAATTTTCTTCTGAACTTTAACAGGCTCTTCTTTTTTATCTACAACTTTAATTTCTTTAGGTTTTTCTTTAACTTCTTTAATTTCTTCCGTAGGCTCTTCTTTTACTTCTTCCTTTACATCAGGTTCCGGATCATTATTAGGCTCATCCACGGGCTCAGGTTCTGGCTCTGGTTTAGCTTCTACCTCAGGCTCTGGTTCTGGCTTTACCTCAGTTACCTGCATTTCAGGCTCCGGTTTTTCTACATTAGTAGATGGAGCTATATCAGGCTCTGGTTGTTTAGGCATATCTGGAGGTGGCATTACTTCTAAATCCATTTCAATTTCAATATCTGATACGTTTATATCTGGCATATCAAATTCAATTTCAAAATCTGGTAATTCAAATTCCATTTCAAAGTCTACTTCAAATGTAGGCATATCTAATTCTGTTTCAATAGTATCATAAGATATATCTTCATTAGGTTCTATTGGTTCAAAATACATATCACCATCTGTAGGTTCTACTATATCGTTATGATCAAATATATCTTTAACGATCTCTATCTCTGTCTCAGTAGCTCCATCATTGTTATATACGTATTGCTCAACAGTAGTAATTGTTTGTAATACAATAGTACTTATTACATTATATAGTACATTTACACTAACGTCGTCGAATAACGGCCCTATCGCTAAGTTAATATCTCGACCACCTATCTCTACTATTATTGTAGTAAGACTATCTGCAAAGTCGAATGCGCCTGTATATTCAGCATAACCTGAATTAACACCAGATGCTGATAGCACGTCAGTTCCTGCAAAGCTTACAGCAGATCCGTTAGTACCTGTGATATGCATGTATATACTATCACTTGAATCTTGCTTATCTACTTTTATACTATATGTAGTCTTACCGCCTTTAGTTATATTTAAATCTGATATATCTATAGTCTGTATAAATGTTGAACCCATATTAGGCACACCCATTGTAGATGTTGTATTACCACTACCGGTTATTGATGCGCACTTATCTGTTCCTAGCGCGCCACATCCTGTGCCACTTGGCATAGAAGCGGGTCCTTCACCGCCCCAGTCTGAATCCATATCTCCTTCTTTAGTAGAAGCCACAAATCCATTATCACCATCAAGAATATCACCTGAGTCTGTATTAGTAACTGTAACCGTAGTTGTGTCTACTACAGTAACGGTAGTTGTTAAAGTACCTTGCCCATCATTCTGAGAAGTCTCAGTTATAGTTTCTACAATTGTTTCTAATACAGATGGATCACATAGACCCACAGTACCTGATGGACATGGCTCAGCTGCGTTAGAGGAGTAAGACCATAAGGAGCAAGCCAAGAGGGTTAGCCCAAATACGTTTCTTATCTGCATCTTGAAACTCCCTAGCTTGAGCTCGCGATTGCGCTAAAGCTTCTTTATGTTTATTCTTAAGTTCTTTATCAGCAGCTATTTTATCTAACCGTATTTTATCAGCTGCTATAATAGCCTCTTCATCTCTAGCAATTATAGCTATCTCTTCACGTAATCTTATCTCAGATTCTTCAGGTATAAACTCTACGTTCTTTTGCCACATAAGTTTAGCTTCATCACCGATCTTACCCATAAACGGGCAGGGAGTTCCAGACATCCACATACTATCAAAGACCCTAGGATCTTGACAGAGAGTCGATACTGCAGCCACCTTCATACCCATAGCATACAAAGATCTAGACAGCTTAAGTCTTTCACAATTTTTATCAGTGATTGTTATACCACTAGCTATACCTAGTACCTGTGTCTGTATAGATGCTGCAGCTCCTGACTTACATATATCAGAGTTATTAACTACTACTGAAGGTGCATTAGCTGTAGGCGGTGCTTTATCTGTTACAACAGTTGAACTGACTGTATTAGAATCTGCAGACCAAGCTTTCGTTATCATCAGCGGTGTCATAAAGCCTGCAAGTAAAGCTGCAAAGGCTATTGAGAAAAGTAATTTACGTGTCATATTAAAAATCCCTCATTTTGCCTATCTTATTAAGTAGCATTTCCTGCTGTTTCTGTAATTGCTTTTCTTCTGGTCTACGCTTACGCATACCTAAGTATCCGGTTAAAAACCATATTACTAAGAGTAGTATTCCTATACCTACCATATGCTGCATGAAGTTTGCAATAGCGAAAGTCATAAGTTCATAAAAAGAATTTATTTCACCATCAGCTCCACCATAATCTGCTACTTGCAGTGGAGCATCATCCATCGCTACTCCTCCCGCAATGGCACCGCCTGCAGTTATTCCAGCAATGACTACAGGATTCGAAGTTACAGTAGCCGCAACAACCGCTGCTCCAGTAGCGCCAGCGCCCGTAACAATATCTGATAGGTCTAAGCTCGAGCACGCGGCTAATGTAAGCGTTAACCAAATTAATAACATCCATTTCATACTCCTTCTCCTAGGCTTATACATTTAAATCCCATAGGAAAATGTAAGGGTATAGCCCAATTATCTTTAATTTCAGTGGCACGAGTCGCACACTGTTCTATTGTTGTGTAAGGACCTAAGTCATCTTTAATTTGAAAACAATTATAAGGTGATACAAGTACACATATCAGTAGCACCGCTGTATACATTATCCACCTATAATCCCTATCAGTCCCATGATTCCCATTTGATCTGCTACTACAAAGACAGCAGCACCAACAGCAAACCATTTAATTTGTATTAATGTTTTATGAATAGAATATAAAGATACTTTCAATTCTTTTGACACTGAGCGTAACTCTTTTATAGATTCATCGTGACGATCTAACGTCCACTCTAATTTATTTATACGGGTTTCTATATCCATCTTATGGTTCACTCCTCATCTTGAGGATTAATTATCCAAGTTGTCTCTGATTCATCCCAAGCATATTCGTTGTTATCTGAGGGATAAGGTACTGGAGCTTCCCATATACATGTAGTCTCATTTAATACCCAAGAAGGGAACTTTTTAGGTTCTATAAAAGCATCTCTAGTAGAATCATAAGTGTAATCTATACCAGCAAAATTCTTACGAAAAGTTTTATTGTAAGATGTTTGAACCCAATTACCACCTAACAGATCCTTACAGAACTGCACTCCTATTGCCTCTGACTCATTCCCATCTTCATCAAGTATGTCGCTGTTATCTACAACTATTACTCGAGTCACTAGGTTGCTTTCTATTTGTGCAAAATGTGCCATATTTCCTCCTATTGATACTGATATCTTATCACGACAATTCCAGAGCCACCACTAAAAGATCCGTTGCTCAGTCGCGCACCACCAGCTCCACCACCAGTGTTTGCTGTACCGTTAGTACCACCATTTGCGCCGCCACCTCTAGCATTTGAACCACGACCGCCGCCGCCAGAGCCGCCTAATCCGCCACCTTGAGAGGCGTATTCTCCACAACCGCCGCCGCCGCCACCGTAAGTGCTGCCATTTAACCATTGCGAACCATTACCACCATAGCCACCACTTGTGGAGGATGAGTTGGAACCAACAGCACTAGCACCACCGCCGCCGCCACCAGTGCCACCTCGCGTACTGACACCACCGTTGTTACCTTGCCCTGATATACCAGTGCCAACAGTAGAAGATGACGAGCAAGTTCCGCTACCAGAACCCCCATTTTTACCGTGACACGAACCATTCCATGAACTACCGCCGCCACCACCAGTAGAGGAAGTTCCAAAGGCAGAACTAGCATTACCATTATTACTGTAGTAGCTAGTAGCAGCTGGAGCGCCTGCGCCGATAACCACTGAGTAACTTGCTACACTCTTAGATTGTGAAGCTAAAGCTTGATAGCCCCCAGCACCAGCACCACTTGAGTTATCTACTGAACTGCCACCACCTCCTGCAACTACTACATAATCAATTCCACCACCCGCAGAATTAGCTGCGGTTTGAATGGCAAAAGTTCCTGATCCTGTAAAGGTGTGATATTTGTAGTTTCCAGATGTGGTTACCGTTCCGCCTGTAGCAGCATAGAAAACCTGATTCTGTGCGCCATGGAAATTTGAGAGAGAAATTGCACCAGACGTGGGTACATTTGTATTATTTGAAGTGGTATAAGCCCCGCCTCTATAGTATTCACTTAAAGAATGAGGGGCACTGCCACCAAATTCAGCGGCAATCTGCGCTAGTGTTATTGTACCGCTACTTGGTAAAGCCATTTTGATTCTCCTCTAATTCTTTAACCTTATCTGAAAGTTCTTTAACAGCTTCTATGAGTAAACCAACCATGTTGCCGTAAGCTACTGCCATATTATCTTCAGGTGTCTCTCCTAAGACTACAGCTTCGGGCAATACCTTTAATACTTCCTGAGCAATAACACCTGTATGCTTTTCTTGTTTATCTTCTGAGTCTGTCCTAGTGTATGTGTATCCATTAAGCTGTTCAACTTTAGATAAAGCATCAGGGATGACCTCTAGGTTGTCTTTTATTCTAAGGTCTGAATATGCAGTTACGTTACCACTAGCAACAACATCACCAGTGACGCCTACCCCAGTATTTGTGGTGTTTATTTTACCTGCGCCATTGTACATAAGGACAGTTTGAGCATTTTTTAAACAATAAATAGAATCTTCATAAGCGGGGGACGATCCTGCCGCTCTAATATGTAAAGCATCTGTAAAGTCTATGTAATTATTACTAGCCGCATTTAAATTTAACTCACCTGACAAATTTATGTCGCCAGTAGTAGTAAGCGGACCTGTAGTGACTGCACCTGACGCTGCGATTGTAGTTGCAGCCATCTCACCTGTGACTGTTACGCCAGTAGCTTTGGTGGCTAGTTTAGTAACATTATCATACCTTAAAGAAACCGCACCGTCTGATGCGCATATGACGTAAACCTCATTCGCAGCATTTCTGAGGTACAGATCAGTTCCCCGAAGATTCAAGCTACCCGTACCACTATCATGAATATAACTATTACTACCATCGTGATAAATCTCTAAGTCAGAACCAGTACCAAACAATGCTTTGGCATCGTCAGGCATTGTAATGCCACCATTATGCACAGTAGCCGCAGTTGTGGTTAATACACCTGTTACGAGGGCAGTGCCATCTATTACAGCGTTGCTTGAGAGGTCCATCGTAGTTGCAGCCATCTCACCTGTGACTGTTACGCCAGTGGCTTTGGTGGCCAGTTTGGTTGCCCCATTGTGATGCAACATAGCTACGTCACCTTGTTGAGTAATGATATTATCACCAGAAGAGTTCGTAATTAAAACGCTTCCAGTACCACCAGGAGCAACAACTACTGTATTATTTCCAGCATTATTACCTTTAACCCAATTATTAGACCCGTCATGATAAATCTGTAAATCATCACCTGCACCAAATGTAGCCTTGTCATTATCGCCTAATGCTATTCCGCTACCGGCTGTAATAGCTGCTCCCACATTATCGAGGGCAGTGGTTATCACATCTCCTGAAGATGTCAGGAGGTTAGACATTGTTCTTGCTTTACTCATGATGTAACTCCTTTACTTTCTACAGTAGCTTTAAGTTCATCTATTTGAACTTGCTGTTCTTTGATTGCTTCTATTAGTAAACCAACCATGTTGCCGTAGGCTACTGCATACTTTCCATCATCCATTGTCATCACAGCTTCTGGAAGAACTTTAATTACTTCCTGTGCAATTACACCTGTCTGTCGAGTTTCTGGCATTACACCAGTTTCTGCGTCAGGTACGAAATCCGTTCTGTCAAAAGTATAACCACTTAACTGCTTTACTTTATTCAGAGCTTCTGGAATTACTTCTATATTTTCCTTAACTCTTTCATCTGAGTAAGCTGTAATATTTCCAGTAGCAGTATAGTTACCTGAAAAATCCCAAGTATGTTTAATAGTACTAGCAGACCAACCACCCAGCTCCATCTTATTTGCCGTTGATAATCCAAAGTTTACTGCATAAGCACCACCTCGGTGGAAAGACATCACAGCCGGATATGTGGTATTACCTCTAACAGAAAAACTATTGTCATTTGCACCCGCTACCGTAGTGCTAGTGGGCGTCTTAGTAACAAGTAGACCTGTCATCGTACCGCCAGTTTTCATTAAAGCACCAGCGGCAGTCACATTAGTAGCATCAGTCACATCGGCTGAGGCTTCTATTCCGTCGAGTTTAGTTCCGTCAGTCGCTACATCTCGACCATCTACTGTACCACTTACAACAACATTGCCTGTGACTTCTAGACCTGTGCCAGTTACACGCATACGTTCTACGTTTCCTGGTGACCAGAAAGCTTGACCGGTTCCGTCTATTTTATGATATTGTCTATACGCACCTCCACTAATGTCTAATCCGGCTTCAAAAACTGTTGATGCAGTTGCCGCCCAGTTATTTTTAACCAGTAAACCGTGAGATGAGCTGCTATTAGTTGCGTGATAAACAGTAGCAGCAAAGTTTCCACTTGGCTGTCCAGTAGAATCAGCAGTAGTACCACTCTTTACATTAAGTGTATCGGTAGCTGTTTCACCAGTTACGTCTATTCCTGTGGCTGTTGTGGCAATTTTAGCTGCATTGTTGTGATAAAGAGTTACAGCACCATCAGGAACAAACTGAGCTAGAGGCTCTGAGAAATCTCCATTTAATATTTCAACCTGAGTAGCACTTCCTAGCTGTAGCTTCCCAGTACCAACATCTGCAATTCTTGAATGAGAACCAGTGTGATATACCTCTAAGTCGGGTGCAGTACCCCACGTACTTTTAACATTATCACCATGGGAAGTTGTACCTGTCATAGTGCCACCAGCTTTGGGAAGTGCCGCAGCAGCTAATGTACCTTGAGCAGCTGTAGCATAATCACTAGAATCAAAGGCTTTAACTTGTGCGAGATTTGTAACCTCACTATCCATTAAAGCACCAGCCGCAGTTACATTAACTGTGTCTGTGACATCAGCATTAGTTTCTATAGTATCAAGTTTTGTACCATCAGCTGCTACATCTCTTCCATCGAATGTGCTAGTAGTTGTCACAGCTCCTGTAAGTGCACCACCTGTGGTCGCTAAGAAACCAGTACCAGAGACATAGGCTGCTGTCCAAGCAGAACCTGAGTAAACCTTCATTGCAGTATTTGTAGTGTCATACCAGAGCTGGCCAGTTGCAGGTGAAGAGGGAGCTGTACTGCTTTCTCCTCGGTATATATCGTTAAAAGAAGTTAAGCTTCCAGCACTAGAAGTCGCGCTTGTAGCCGAAGAAGTAGCAGAGTTACTTGCACTAGTTGCTGAAGTAGCCGCATTAGTTGCTGAAGTTCCTGCCGCCGTTGCAGAAGTAGCAGCGTTAGTCTCTGCTGTTTCCGCATTTGTTTCCGCAGTTTCAGCCGCTGTTTTTGCAGCAGTCGCTTGGGTAACCAGAGCATTCAAAGCTGTTTCTTGAGTTGTAGATATCTTAGTTAATATATCAACATATAATACATCACTGACAATAGCTCCTGATGTAAGCGTTATCGTATTACCTGATATTGAATAATCTGTTCCGCCACCAATAAGCTTAACACCATTGAGATATGCAAAGACGTTAGCCGCAACATCTATAGACATTGTCCCTGAAGCATCATCAGTTGTGAATACTGTCTGTCCTGCTGTACAAGTAAACGTATGGTTTGCGATTAATCCTTGAAGGTAAGCTCCTGCAATTTGCCAACTTGCTGGCGATCCAGCTACATAAACTTTTAATTGTGAGGTTGTAGTATCGTACCACAAATCTCCTACATCTGGTGATGCTGGAGCTGAAGAAGAAGCTACAAATAATCCTTGAAATGTTGTTAAGCTTGAAGCTGCATTGGTTGCACTTGTTGAGGCAGATGTAGCACTTGCCGCTGCATTAGTCTCTGCTGTTTCAGCATTTGTCTCAGCAGTCTCAGCGTTAGTCTCAGCAGTTTCAGCGGCAGTCTTTGAAGCAGCAGCGTTAGTCTCTGAAGTCCCTGCTGCAGTTTCTGAAGCGGCTGCTGCATTTTTAGATGCTAAAGCAGCTGTCTCACTAGCAGCGGCTGCATTCTTAGATACTAAAGCAGCTGCGGCTTGTGTCGTAGCACTTGCGGCTTGAGTAGTTGCGGTAGCTGCCGACGCAGTTGCGCTCGTAGCTTGTGTAGTTGCTGTACCAGCTGAGGTTGATGCACTCGATGCACTAGATAATGCAGAGTTAGCGCTTTGAGCGGCAGTTGTATTTGATGAGCCTGCTGATGTAGCACTACTGGCAGCTGCAGATTGAGAAGCAGCAGCATTAGTAGCTGAAGTTCCTGCTGCAGTCTCTGAAGCAGCTGCTGCTGTTTGGCTTGCTGTAGCGGCTGCCTGACTAGCTGTTGCGCTAGTCTTAGAAGCTAATGCACTTGCAGCATCTGTTGACGCTGCTGTAGCTTGTGTAGTCGCTGTTGCGGCTGATGCTGTTGCACTTGTCGCTTGTGTAGTTGCTGTAGTAGCAGATGCTTCCGCATTTGTTGCAGCAGTTTCTGCACGGTCAACATCAACTCCAATTATATCAGGGATACCGTCAATTAATGTATCAGTAAACAAACCACCACTAGCAGCGTTATCTGTCGCTCCAGTAAATGAGCCGGGTCTTGCGGGTGTTGTCATTATATTAATCCTCTCCCGTTAAATTGCATTTGATAGTTACCACCTGAAGCATTACGTCTAACGTCTTCATCGTTGAGCTCACGTATTTCATTCATAAACATTGCTTGATACTTAGCGGCTTGGTCATCTTCTTGGACAAAAGCAAATACCTCTGCTAATGCGCCGAATAATAAAATCCTTTCGTTCTCATCTCTGAGCCAGTTAGGTGTAGTATTACCAACAAAGTATCCGTTAGTTTGAACTCCACCTGCTGCTACGGCTTCTGCTTGAGTTGCAAAGGCTGTAGTAATGGAGTTAATAGTAGAAAACCATAGTCTTCCTGCAGTTGCTACTCCAGAGCTAGATGCCGTTAAAAATCCTGCGTTCCAGTTTAATACTGTTACAGCATACGTAGCATTCAATGCAGGTAATCTACGGTAATAATATAATTCTACAGTACTAGCGTCACTTCCACCTTGTCCAAAGCCTGGGCTAAATTTTATAACATTGCGCTCGCGTGTCCAATAATTATAACCTGAGTATACTTCTGCATAGGGATTATTAAATGTTCTTACATTAAGTTTTTCATTAAATACTCTAAGCGTTGCACCTGCTGAATCTTTTTCTTTTAGTTGTATAAACTCTACGAGATCATACGGTATTAATATTTCTGTTACGCTAGGCGTAATACCTCCTGTTGTTGTAGCGGCTTCTAAAATTGTTTTAGAATATACTGCTACATTTTCTAATGGTGGAACTCTGAGAGTTCGATATGCTTTATCTGCTGCATATTTTAGAGCATCTTGAATTATAGCGTCGCTTACTACTTCATCATCTCTGTTACACCACGAACGCACGAGGGCGACTAGTTGAGTGTAGGTCAATGCCATAATGGGTCCTCCTAATTATTAACTAGTAAAGAACGGTATTCCATATGTAATATAGTTTTTAATTTTTTAAGATTGTTAGGATCACTCATAAACTCTTGGGAATGTAGATCTAAATTATGATCCTCAAATATTTTTAAAGCAATTACATCTGGTATCGTAGCTAGCTTTCTGTAACCACCTTTCTTAATACCGAAGTATTCTTGTTTTTCCCTATCTAGTTTAGCTTGATCTATAAACTTTGATACATCTTGTTGGAAATAACCATGACCTGTTTCCAAATCAAAAGATGCTTCCATACCGTTTTTACCGTCCGCTTGTTTTCCGCGGAATTTAATTTCTGATGAATTAGACATGTCCTCTCCTACCTAATTAAAAGGGTTCAGTATAAGCTACGAACCTACCTGACTTACCTATATATCCCATTTTAGCACCTATCGCTGCAGAGTTTACAGTCGGTGCTGCCCCTGCTGCTACATTTGTATGTGGCTCCCAATGTGTTAACTTATATCCAGTTGCAGTTTGCGCTGTACGCCATATGCATTTCTCGCCGGGGTAAACGTTCCCGTTAGCTAGTTGAAAAACTACCATCTTATTACCTCCTGGGTTTTATATTATCTTTTGTTTTGTGCTGGTCCACAGCCGGCTACTTTGCCGCCTCGGCCATAATAGCTTGCAACGTTACCGCCACCTGCTTTATATTCTGTATTAAAGGCTCTAGAATTACCTGCGCTTGAACCATACTGTGTTAAGAGAGCTTTATTCTTTTTGTTTTTTAAAGCTTTTCTTAATCTACTAACAGGGCCTTTTGAGCCACTAGGGGTTACACTTCCAGCTACTAATTTTTTAGCGTCTTTATATTGCTTCATAAAAGATCGTTCATCTTTTTTAGTACTGCTTACCATACTTCAACCTCTATCTAAGCTTTGTTTTGTGCTGGTCCACAACCAGCTACTCTGCCACCTTTACCGTAATAGCTTGCAACGTTACCACCACCCGCTTTATAGGCTACATCTTGATCTGTTAGTTTAGCATATGCTTTCGCTTTATCCATACCTTTTTTAGTATATTTAAACTTTTTGTTTCCTACTTTAGGCATTATACACCGGCCACAGGCATCATTGCTTTTGCTACAGACCATATTATAATACAGGCTGCTATTGCTATTATTATATTCTTAGTTGTTAAATACTCTTTCATTAATTAACCTCTCGATTCTATTGAAAAAATATGGAGAGCCTGAATTAACAAGCTCTCCAAATGTCTTAATTAAGACCGTAGATAGCGCCGCAACCATTAGGGTTACGTACTTCTAAAGTACATTCTTCAACCATCATTCCAACAGTTGAGTCACCTTTCTGCCCTACGTCTACTTCCTGCATAGGTCGTAGTGTAGCAACGTTAAACCACATTGGATCATAGATCAATGCAGAGAAGTCTGCAACAGGAGTTGTAGCTGCAAGATTCGCATTAGCGCTGTTGGTAAATTGGACACTATTAGCTAAACCCATGATGTAGTTTGGAACTACCATTAGATCGCCAAAGTCTGACATGTATACGTCTACTGACTGACGGAGTTTTCCGCTTTCGTCAATATTACGTACAACACCAGTATCACTAACCATTAGATCAGAGAAGTCTCTTCGTAGTTTTGGAGACAACATAATCTTAGTAGCTTTACCACCAGCTTCGTAAATCTTTTGCATAACTGAATCGACATCAGTTAATGCTAAAGCGCCTTTTGTTGGCTGTGCTGTAGTACCAAGTGTTGATCGTATTGCATGAGTACCTGCACTTACTACATTAGGTACACCCCACTCGGAAGTCGCATATACAGTAGTTGCTGAATCATTGATAAATGATTGATACCCACCTGCTGAGCGTGCTGTATTTGGCTGAGCGCCAACAGCTGCTGATACGTTAAATGAGTGGATCATATCATGCTCAACGTCACGTCGTAATTCTGTACCACGTTTCTTTAACTGATATGCATACTCGTCTGCAACACCTGCTTGATCGACTGCACGTCTAGTACCTGACACAGCAATAGTTTTACCATTGATTTGTGTGTAGTTACCTAAGCGTGTACGGAACGGTCCAACCGGATCAAATGCTGCGCCTGTTGCAGGTGTTTGTGCACCTGATCCAGGAGCTATCCAATCTTGACCTTCAGCAATTCGTGAAGAGCCTGGAACCTCTAGTGTGTCTGTTTGCCATTCATGATAAATAGCGGTTGATTTTGTTTTACCAATAGATGACATGAACGGAGTTTCGTCCCGTGTAATCATAGTGATAAAGTTAGCTAAGTCTTCTCTTTGAGAGACGTTTGTAGAAGTAGCACGTGCTGGACCTTGTGGTCCACCTGTGATACGTCCGCCGACATTAGTAGTCATTATATATACCTCCTAAGGTATTAAAGATTCAATGAGCGTTCGGCAAGACCTCTTAAAAATCCCTGTTGATCGTCTTCAGATCCTTGTCCACTCAAGACCTTTTGTCTTTGAGCTTCGTTAGCATCTTGTTTACGCTTAGTTATACTTTTAGCTTTGCGTACAGGAATCTTTTTAGTTGGGGCAGATTTTCTTTTAACAGCGCCTTTTGTCACGCCTTGTTTAAGTCTACGGTAATCATCGACAAACTTTACAATCACAGGATCAGCTATTGAATCTAATACCTCTGCAGGTATACCTTCAGCTATAGCAAACTCTCGTATGCTTTGAGCTGTCTTATCATTAAAGTCAGGTATAAGTTCAGGAATCTTTTCATTAAAATTAGTAAGCTGAGCTTGCCAATCTTTCTGTTGAGCTTCTTGTTCTTGTTCAGTAACTTGCTTTACTAAGGCTTCTCGTTGATTACGAGCTTGCCAGTAGCTTTTCTGAGCTTGTTCACGTTTATCTTTAAGTTCGTTAACTTCGTAAGTATCACCGTCTTTTCGCGCTTGATCGATTTGCGCTTCAATATCATGATACTCTTTTGACAATTGCTGTTCATTAGAATACAAGACTGCAGCAGAAGCTTTTGACATATTGCCAAGTTCTTTTACTTTAGTATCGTAGTCTATGTCCATCTGTTTTCTTGCGTCACCGAGTTCACGACCCTTTTTAGAAAGATGTTGTTCAGTAGAGTAACCTTTTATCAAGTCACCAAAAGAAACTTCAGAGTCTTCGCCATCAATTTTGACAATGACCTTAGCTTCTAAGTCTAAATCTTCAGCGGCAAATGGTTCAGATATATCGGTAGCGGCTTCCGCGGCATCTTCTTCTTCATCATCATTAGCTTCTTCTTCAACTTCTTCTACATCTTCGCTATCGGCTTCCTCAGACTGTATTGGGTCTTGGTCGTCTGATTCTTCCGGATCTAACTCTGGAACTTGCTCATCGGGTAGAGATTCTACGAATTCAGAATTACGTACAATATCAGCCAGCAAATTATCAGCTGTTAAATCAGTATTAACCTCGGCTATAGTATCATCAGTTAAGGTAGAATCTATAGTTGCTTCGGTATTAGTTTCAGCCATTTACCATCTCCTTATTACGGGAAAGGGATTGTGACTTTAACATCTTTGAGTATCGTTCTTGTAGACTATATAAGTCTATAAGTTTATCAGAGTTAAGTTTAGTTTTACCTGCACTTCTCGATGAATCATACTCAAGTGTGTTTATCATTTCGTCTATATTCTTAGCAAGATGTTCATAATTAATCTCTCGCATCTGTTGTGTCCTCCATAAGGTGTGGGATATTTTTCCCATACATCTCGAAGTTTATCATTCTTTCCTTAACACTACCAAGTGCCATTGCAGAAGAGTAGAGGAACTCTCGAGATTTTGTTTCATGCGGCTCCGTCTTAAGCCACTCTAAAAAGAAGTCAACTAAGACTTCACCATATACTTCATCAAAAAATTCATCTCTTTCTTTAGCAGCGAAGTGACCCTTTACGTGAGCCATTCGCGCTAATTCTTCTGGATGTGTTTTATGATTACCGTAGGATTTTGTATTTCCCAGCCTCGTCTCAGCTGTCTTTTTATATTTATCCATTAGTTAAACTTTATGATACATATATACACGCTCATCTGTTTGAGCAGAAGTACCGTGTGCTGTTTTAACATTAACCATTGTAGCCGCACCATGAGAGCCGGTATGTAAATAGTTAAGATAACTGTTAGCAGGTATTGTATGTGATAGACCTGGTGAGTGATGTGCACCGCCTATATGAAGATCTAAAGTTATTGTTGAATCAGTTTCGTTTACAAACAATACATTTTTATTTCCGCTTGTTGTTGTTACTGCGCCGCCTGCTTGTGCAGCGCCAACTCCATCAGCGCCTATAATTACGTGTGCCATTATTGATTTTCTCCTTCGTTATTAGGTTGTAGCAAATTTCGTGACATCATTAAGATCTCACTATATTCTGGATGAGGCGGTAATGTTGCGCCTTCCTTAGTTGCTTTAATAGTAAGATCTGCCCACTCTTGGAAATGTCTATCGATTGCTACTGCTAATTGCTTAGAGTTATCATCGACTGTATTCTTTGCCTGAGCGTTAGTGTAATTTACGTTTGCCTCCGCTAAAGCGGTATTCGCTGTAGCTAAACGTTTAGTATTCTCTACATCAGCTTGAGCTCCCTCAGATTGCTGCTGTAATGCTTCAGCTGCCTTCTGTTGGAAATCAGGTTGAGTATAATCTTCAAGGAAATCATTACTATCTATATCCATAGCTTCTATTAACTTAGTAGCTAATACTGCTGGTGCTGCAGGTTTAATTACAGATCCAGCACCTTGTTGATTTAATCCTGGTAGTATCTCTCCACCAATCTTAGAAAGCTTTGCTATCTTAGTACTGTTAGAATTTTCACCAATGTCTAGTAGTATTTCTACATCCATAGTCTCTGGTAACAAATCCATATTAACAGTAGAAAATACACCTGCAAAATTAAAAGTTGTTTTACCTTTCATAGAAGCTTTTAATGTATCATACAAACCAGATATTAATCTTTTATACCCTGTTTCTGCAAACCTTCTAGCAATATGCTGTATACGTTTTTGAGATGCGCTTTGTACAGCTGATATCTTTTGCTCAGAGTTTCCTGATACATATAGCGTATCATTTAAACCTTGCGCAGCTTTAGACATACCAGTAGCTTGTTCTTTAATCATTTGTAAGTGTTCAAGCAAAGGTACAGTACCAGTTGATATAGCTTCAGGCGGCATCTGGAATACAGCGCCTTGTGGATTACCATTAGTCGGTATGATTTGTTTAGGCTTCATATTCTGCAGTGCAGAAAAGTCTACAACATTAGGATCAGCTAGCTTAGGTGCATAGTTAGTAAGATAAGTATTTTCTACAAAACCCCTAAGTATAGCAGTCGATGCGAGTGTTGAAGATCTAGTGAAGTCGGCCATTGATAAACCGTAGTATTCGTGTGGTATATCAATAGGAACAATATCAGCAAGTGGTATACTTGTTGCATCTTCTTCATGTAAGATAGTAGTACCAGCTGATATGATATGTTTTAATTCTGCAATACCATCACCGTCTCTGTCTACATGTATCCAACATTCCGTAATAGTAACTTCACGTAATGCTTCTAATCCCATCTCTCCAGTATATTGGTTTGAGCCTTGTGTATATTCTTGCCCTGTTATTTCTTTTCTAGCAGCAACATCTTGCGAATAGCCTAATGAACCTGCCCAAGTTTCTCCATCAAGCTCGTCCCAATTATCTATAGACTCTGCCATTTCTGGATATAGCTTACGTATCTCAGATCGAGTAAGACTACTTTGAATACCAACAAATGTTGCATCTTCTAATGTAGTAGCATCTCGAGAAATGCGAAAGTTTTCTGGTGGAACTAACTCTAATTTAATTTTTGATTTGTTAATCTGTTTTCTGCAACGTACGTTTACATAAACTAACTCTACTTCTGGCCCTGCTGTTGGATCTTCGCTAGGTTGTACTGCTCTATTTTCAAATTCAAGTGCGCCAACAATTTCGTTACTATCATCAGATAAAAGTTCATCTAGCTTAGTCTGAGATATCTCGTCATATTCTTCAAATACGTAGTCATAATCCTCTATATAGCCCCAACGTATTACAGAATTCTTCCATAATAGCGCAGATTTCATCCATTGTTCTAGTATATCCCAACCATTATTCTGTTTAAATATAGTGTAATTTACTAGGGCTCCAGCATCTTTTGCACCCTTAAATGCGCCAGGTGTATCGTCCCATGGTAGAAATCTACCGATACGCTGGTTGCTTAGAAACAAATCTGACAATACAGCTGTATATGCTTCTACAACTTCTGTAGTAGACGTATCAACAATAGCTGATACACCTTGTGGTGCTAGATGTGATACAGCTAAACCTGCATATTCGTAGGTAGCTTTAAGTCTTTCACGTGCTAAGTCTGATGAATTTAACCAATCGCCTGTAGAGTTCATTACTCCCTGGTCAATTACGTTAATCAGTTCTTCATCAGTTACTTTTTCTTTATATCCATCTGCAGACATTAGTATTTTCCTCCAGCTGAATATATCTTTTTAGAGTCTTCTAAATTCTTTACATTATACTGGCCTGCTTTAGGTAAAGGTTTCTTATGTGATTCCTTTGGAGGCTTCTGCTTATGTGTCTGTGCAATAAATCTTGTTTCTTCTTTTTTATTCATGATCCACTCCCGGGTTCATTCAATCTATGATCGTTTACTTAAAGGGCCTTTTCTTTTAATTGGCACGCAGTTATCTACTGTCCTGCCACCTTTCTTTTTAGTACCCATACGTTTATATCCTTTCCAGCATGCTTTGCCGTCTACACCTTTACTCTTTTTACTTTTTACCATTTTACTTTATCCGCCCAATAAGCTGCAGATAAAGGACCTCTTGCAATATTAGCTCCGTGTCTTGCTTTAAAAGATTTCTGTCTTGCTTTATCTTTTTTACTTGATGGATTAGCTCCTGCACCTGATACTCCTTTTTGTCCGAATCTTATCAATTTCTCTTTACCTCCAGATCTTGCAAGTACTGCGTGCGATTTAGTTTTATGGTTAGGAGTGCGCTTAGGTTTATTATAACCTGAAAACGTTTCTCCTGATTTTTCTATAGACATTTAATATCCTCTTTTAATCTTTACTATTCATACCTACTGCAGATCCTGTAAGTATAGCACCAAATGCTAAATGAAACAGCCCACCACCCATAAGGGTAAACGGGTTATGCTGGCCAGTTAGTTTTTTCATTAATTCCATTTGTACCATAGGTTCTTTTGTAGAGTTTATTATTTCCATGAATTGTGAAATATCAGGTCTATTTATTCCGTACCATATCGGGACGAACATAAAGTCATAAAAACACACTAGCAGGTACAAACTTAAAGCTGCCCATCTCCATGTCATAGTAGATTTCTGTTGAGCTGTTAATTCTTTAAAGGACATGTTATATACACGGAGGTGTACATTTCATATTGCTTGCTCCAATAAATATAATAGTGACAAACACAAGTAACACAACAGCAATTATTATCCATTTATTAAACATTAGAAATCTCCTTATAGGTGGCGGATTTATCCCCTACTTCCGCCGGAGTAGTGAGGACACTGGAATCTTATAGCCACAAAGTATCATCTTGATCTTCCATTGAAAACTGTTGAGACCACGGTACTTTATTAAGCGTTAGTTTATCATAGTGCGTACGTAATGTTTCTAAAGCAATAGCTGTTGCCATAACTGTATCATCATGACAGCCAGGTGCTGCTTCAGTCTTACCTGATTCTGTAGCAATATAATCTCTTATTTCTTGTATCATTATTTTAGATGGTATTAATATATCATCATTCTCTATAGCATTCTTAAGGTTACCTATTATATGTGGCTTAGTTACCTGTGTAGTTCTAAAGCCAACAACAGTTCCTTCTTCTTTTGATATAGAAGATATTTTAGTCTGTCTATATAAGTTTACATAATTCATTTGAGTAAGTCTA